TAGCTATGAAGAAGAAAAATAAACAAGAGGACAAAGCAATACAAACAAGCATCACTAAAGAAGAATTTATTGCAGTTGCCAAAAAATGTTCTGGGATGATTAGGACAATTGCCAAAGTGTTAGGCATTACACGTTGGCAGGCATTGAAACTTGCCAAAGAATTTGGGGTCACTGATGTTTTAGATGATTTTCGCGAAGAATTAGTTGACATTGCAGAAAATAAACTTTTAGAAAGCATACAAAAAGGCGATATTACAGCAATTATTTACGCACTAAAAACTTTAGGAAGGTATAGAGGATATTCTGAAAAAATTGAAATGGTTCAAAATTCACCGTTTCAAATAGAAGTAAAAATAATTGAATCCAAACAAGATAAGAAATAGCCAAATTTAAAAAAGTTTATAAATGGAAAAATTTACTAAAGAAAAAAGAAATCAGTTATTAAAAATATACTTAAAACTTCTTGCAGACAGTTTCCAGAGGCATTACGGTGACGTAGATATTAGATACGTAATCCGTGAAGCAATGAAACTGTTTAAAAAATCATTTTTAACAGACACAGGTGCAATTGTTTCAAGTTGGGCATTTAATCCAAATCAGCCAAAAAGAGAGTTTGATGGTGAAGTGCTTAATGGTTTTACTCGAATTGATTACGCATTAGAACGGGCAATAATAAAAGTATTTGAAGAATACGCAGAAAGTCAAGAGATAAAAGGAAGCCAGCTATATGAAACCTTCGCAAAATTACTTGAATTTGAGCCAAGAGTGATAAGATATATAAAAACTTGGATATATACAGCATCGGCTGCAATAAATCAATATGAAAGAATACAAAAAGCAACAAATAATGAGATAAAGTATTTCAAATATATAGGCCCACCACCAGACAGAGAGTTTTGCAAAATTTACATCAATAAAATACTCCCATTGGGGGAGATAAAAAAATTAGACAATGGGCAAAAACTCAATGCTTTATATTATTGTGGGGGCTACAATTGCAGACATCGTTGGGTCCCAGCAACAGAAAAAGAGTATAAAGAACAACAAAATAAATTATAATTCAAAAATTATTTGACCATCTAAAATTTTATACTCTATACTATCACTTAGCAATTCGTTTATATCTTCTATATCTCTTTTATTCAGTCCAAGAAACTTTCTTTTTGTTTTTCCTTTTGCACCTAATACCTGATGATATTCTGCTAATTCTGCGTGTTCAGATTTGTAAAATCCTAATATTATATAATTATCTCCTTTGCTTATTACGTCAAGGCTTGAAAGCATACCACCACGCATCCCCCTAACCTGTAAATTTACAATCCCATTGTCTTGCGGGAATCTTGCAGCTTTGAATGCTTTATAGCCCCCTTGTATTACAACATAATGTTTGCCATCTTCGCCAGTTACTACGGAGGCTTTTAATTTATCTCGTTGTTGCTTTGTAGTGTTTTGGATATAAGCACCGTAAGGCATAGTAAAAGGCTTGGAAGAATAAGGTGCAAATGGTTTATAGTCTTCATCCAATCCTTTGTTTGTTCTTTCTAATATGCATCTTATAGCAAATTCAGCGATTAATTCCAGAGTATTTGGTTTAATTTTTATCATAGCAAGTTTTTATCTCCTTCAAATATTAAATCATCTTCTTTTGGCATTGTGAAACCAGTTTTTTGATATACTTCAGCCTTTATCAAAGGAATGCCAGCCCTTTGCAAAATATCAACTACTCGGGCGTTTGTTTCTATATCTTCATTGTCATCAAAAACAAAATCAAAATAAACATTATTCGTATCATTGCCATAGTTTAAGTTAATTAATTCAACTAAGAATTTATCGCATAAATATTTTATATTCAGCATATCGGAAAGAATAACATCTTGTCGTATCATATCCAAAACTTGTAATGCTGCTTTTGAGCCACCACTTTTTGGCAATTCTTGTGTGTTTGCTTGTCCTAATATTGCAATTGCAGTTTCATTCTTGAGATATTGAATAAAATCGGAATAGCTTTGATAATTAGAGCCTGCAAGTTCATTTAATAATATTTCTGCATCTTTATCCGTTACGGCAACATTGTTAGTTACAAAATTTTTTATTGCAGCAACTAATTCGGCTTTATCCATAGTGTCGGTTTTACCTTGTATCAATCCTTTAACTTTCTTGTTATACAAATGCCATTCTTGCATATTTATGTTTATTAAGGCTTCATAATACACCACACTTCTCATAATACCACCGAGCCAATCTGTAGAAGGAACAAATGCAATATAATTTTTTTCAAGTTTTTCTTTTACTAAACTTCCATTTGTTTCTTTTATAATATAAATATTTTCTTCTTCATCAAAATCAAGTTCTGTAGGTAAATAAGATTTTATATTTACGGGCTTAAATTTATTTAATTTTTCATCTAACTCCCAAGAATAAGAAATAGCAAACACACCATACAAAGGAGCTTTTATATAATTTCTAATTATTTCTTGTATTAAATTTTTTGATAGAGTAAATATTTCATTATTATAATCATTAAAAATTATCCATTTAAAAGACTGCGCTCCTGTTTTCCTTGTATTTATATTGCCAGTAAGTCTTGGCACTGCATTAGAAACACGGAGGCTGCATGCTTGGAATGGTCTTGGGTCTCTTTTGTCAAATTCTATATCAAACATTTGCACAGCATTAGAAAGGTCTTCAATTGTTGGAATAAGCTTTGATTTTAATGGCTGATATACATACATTTTTATCTCCTAAAATATTTGTTCGTAAATACTTGGTTGTTCTATTATTGTTGTTGTCTTTTTAGTGATTTTAAGTTCATTAAGCATTTCAAAAGCGCAAATTAGGGCATCAGGGGCATCGTCTGGGTTACCTGCTTTTTTACCTTCAAATTGTATTAATTGATTGTAAAACAACGGCTGCATCTTTTTGAAATTCAACGGAAAAAATATTTTCTTTTCTACATAGGCAAGCTGGCAAGATTTTAATATTTTATCTACTGAATATTTTTTATATTGAATTTTTGGGATGTTTGTATTGTGAATAATAGCGTATTGTTTTACAAAATTTTGCCAAGTGCTTTCTTGGTTTACATTGCCATCAAATCCGATACAGAAACAATATTTGCTTTTTGCTTTCATAGAAAATAAAGTATTGAGTAAATGATTAGGGTCGCTAAAGCTTTCGCATACAGCATCAATCACATAATACATTTCATCATCTAAACAGTATCCTAATTCAACAATTGCGGTTGTGTCTCCTTTTGCTTTAATTGCAAGGTTTGGGTCGCAATATATCACAGATATAATATTTTTACCTTCTAAACTTTCATATTCTTGGTAATATTCTGGCCAAAATACATTCCCAACTTTTAGAGGGGCTTTTTTACCTTCACCAAATACCAACCAATACGAGGGGTCGAGTTTCTTTAATCTTTCAATTTCCTTAACAATTTCTGGCTCTAAGAACGGGTTATCTTTGTAAGTGCTTGTTAGTAGTTCGCAATCATCACGAGTTTCTAATTCGGTATATATCCAGTGTTCTTGGGGCATAGAAGGGTTGTAATCAATAAAAATTCTTCTTATAGTTCTAAAAGCAAGCTGAAAAAAGTCATCACGGTCGAGTTCATTTCCTTCATTACACCAGAGTATATCTCTTTTTCTACCACGTATTTTTTGAGGCTGGTCTACTGAGAAAAATTCAATTATATTATTGTTTAGCCTATAAATTAATTCAGTTTTATTAATGTTTTCTTCGGAATATAAATTCATTTGATTTAGAATAGTAATAAAATCTCTTAAAACTGAAGATTTCAAAGATGGTAAAGTTTTCCTTACAATTGAAATAGTTTGTCCTGTGTTTTGGAGGGCATAAAGAATAATATATTGCACTAATGAATAAGTTTTAGAGCTTCTTGTTCCACCACGCAAACTAACAACTCTCTTTGTAGTTGCAAGGATATCCTTTAACACCTTTGTTGCCTTCACTTCAATTTTCATAATGCTATTACTGCTAATTTTGTTTGCAAACTCATCAGAGTAAGGTTTGAATGCTGCAACAGATAGCTAAAAGGTCTATCATATTTTTTTATAAAAGGTAAATTAAAAAAATAAATATTTTGGTAAATACGGTTTAAAATATCAAAGGCTTCATTTCTGGCTTTAATCTCATCAGCATCGTTTACTCCACAAATAAAATAAAAATCACACTCAAAACGGTTTGCAACTTGTTCAATGCTGTCAATATCCATAATTATGCCAACAAATGGAGTTTTTTGATTTATCGGTATTTTTTGGCTTGCAATCTCAAAAACATAACATTCTGTAACTATAGCTTTTGTAGCATCAATAAGAGTTTGCATCACTTTTTTATAATTTAGTTCAACCATATCATCACCTTTAAAATTTATCATTGTTATTTATTTCAGTGGTATATATTTTATCGCCTAAATCACCAGAAGAAGTTTTAGAATTGTTTGCTAATATCTTTTTTGCTTCTTCAAATTGTTGTTTAATTCTTGCAATAAAAGCATCATCCGAATAACTTAATTGATTTTGGGCGATATATTGCACCACTAAAGCAAATGGATATATATACCATTCTTCATTGCTTGCATCGTAATTTAGTATTTGCTGGCATAAGTTTGCGGCTTGATTGATAATTTTAGAATATAAATTATTATCATCTACAAATAATTTATAGATTGTTGTATCGATAAACGGTTTGATTTTTGATAGTTCCATAAAAAATCCTATATTATTTACAATAAAAATATAAAAAATTTTATTCAAAAAATTAAAATATTTGCAAAATTAAAAAAAAAATGATTATATTATATTTTAATTAGTAAATAATATTTTAGGAGCTAAAAAATGAATGAACAAGCTGAGCAAACAGCAAAGGAAATACCTATCAAACAAGAAAATTTCGATATTCCAGCTACGGCAAATGAGAAAAAAACAAAAACAGAATTGGGAAATGAAAACATTCTTTTACGTGAGCAAATAAAGCTTCTTTCAGAAACTGTTCAAAAATTACAGCAACAATTAGAATATGAAAGCAAATCAAGAGAAGAAGCAATAAAGAAAATACAAGAAGAAAAAGTAACGAATGTTATTCAAGAGGCAATCAAAAAAGGGAAAATTCCACCAGAAAAAGCTGAGAGTTGGAAACAAAAATTGCTAAAAAATTATGATGAATTTATAGAGGTTATAAACGAGCTTCCTGAAAATCCCAAATTGAACAAAGAAGAACCAACGCAAGCGCCAAGTAATACAAAAACTGTATCAAATGAGGCTTCGCATACAGACTTGCTTGAGCTTGCGAAACAACAAATGCAATCAAAAATTAATCAAACTTATTAACAAACAAAGGAGACAAAAACAATGCTATTGAGAGACATTCAAGGCACACCTGTAGGGGTAAGTGTAGACAGCACAATAAAAAGAATTGTGATTAATGAAATGGAAACCACTGCACCAATTTTAAAATATGCACAATTCTATACTTTTCAAGGGAATTCAGATAATATTGCACCAGAAGCTAATGCAAATGTAGGCGGTTTTAGAACAATTAATTCTGATCCTGCAACAGTCGATACAAGTTATGGAACACCTTTAAACGTGCCTTTAAAAATCCTTTCTGCACGTGTAAGAACAGACAGAGCCTATCAAGACAGGGGCTTAGATTTAGAAGGTGAACATTTGCGACAAGTAAGAGCTGCTGCCAGAAATTTAGGAAGAAAATTTATGAATTATTTGATTACTGGCCAAGGTGGCGAAGCAATTACAGGCTTAAGGAAAGACCTTCAAGTTCACGAAGTTACGTTTGACACTGCAGACGGCGGGGAGTTATCAGTAGGCATAGAAACATCTGCAAAAAAACAACAAGCAAAATTCCTTGAAACACTTGATAATGCTATTTTATCCGTTCCAAATGGGGCTAATTGCTTGATTATGAATGCAGCTTTAGCTTCCAGGCTATCTACTATTTTTAGGGAATACGTAAATTATAATTCTATTATTGCTGCAACTGGCGATGTATTACAAATTCCAAGCTACAAGGGCATTCCTATTGTAATTGCAGGTATTACTGCAGAAGGAAATGAAATAATAGGCAATGATTATGTTGCTGGAAAAACAACAAACACAACAGCTTTGTATGCTTTACGATTTGAAGAAAGAGATATGGTAACATTCGCAACAACTAAGAGCGGCATAACAACAATTTTCAATCCAAACAATTCTGCTTTTGTGTCTACTGATATTGAATTGCAATATAATTTAGTTGTTGTGAAACCAAAAGCAGCTGTGAAATTACAAGGAATTATTTTATCTATCTAATACACACGGGGGCTTCGTGCTCCCTTTTTAATATTTTTGGATGTTATAGGTGGGGAATAATGAGTGTCGAAACTTTTACAACAATAATAATTGGGGCTTTGCTTTCTGTAATTAGTTATTCTCTTAAGCGTAATATTGCCACTCAAGATGACGTGATAAATGAATTAAAAGAAAAAATGTGTAACGTTGAAAATGATTTACAAGAAAAAATAGAAACTTTGAAAATGTCGTATTATATGCTTGACAGAGAGCTAACAAGGTTTGATGAATTGGAAAAACAAATTATTTCTTTGAATGAAACACTTACAGAATTATTAGTTGAAATAAAAGATATAAAAGAAAATTACAACACAGTTCTAAGAAACATAGACAAATTAACCTTTGAACTTGAAAAAACTAAATTATTGAGGGAAATGAGACAATGAAAATAGATTTATACAAGGTAATTACAATACAAGGTAATTACAAAATAAATAAAATAAAATTAAATTTAGATGATGTTGTGAAGGATTATATAATGGAATTAAACAGGATTTATAACGAGGATTGTTTGGAAGGAATGAAAAGGTTACCTGATGACAGCGTGGATTTGGTGCTGGCTGACCCGCCATATAACATCGGAAAAGCCAAATGGGATAAGATACCAAACTATATTGAATGGTGCGGTAAATGGTTAATTGAGTGCCAGAGAGTGCTGAAGGATAACGGGTCGTTTTATTGGTGGCACA